TTCTTCTTATTGACATTATTTAACTCTTTTCATTCTATATACAATTGTTATATCATTAATCTCAAAATCTGAAGCTATAGAGCCTAAAACGTATTTAGATGTATCGCTAGGCTGATTAGTATAACCTTTATTAGTCATAGCACTATATAAAGTAACTGTTTTAGATGTTCCATTATACCCAGTCCCATTGCTATCATTCTCAATAAGACTAGAATTATATCTCGCAGTGCCTCCATGAATATAAATGTTATAATCATTATATATATCATCAGTAGTGCTAGCATCTGAATTGTTTAAAATAATAGATGTTGAGTCTCCACCGTTTTGAGCTGTGCTTGTCTGAACAGTGATTTGGTCAAGGCTAAATTGAATACTTTTAATATTATTAATTGAAGATGATGGTTTTAATTCAGCTACTGCCCATTCTCCAGATGAATTCTTAAATCCTGTTCTAGTCCCATTTGCAGTAAAGGTTTCCACGTCATAATTTGAACTTTTAGATGAACTGAAACTTGAAAATGAAGTCCCCCCATCAGTGGTATATTTCATCTCAACTCCAGAATGCCCAGTACACTTATAAGTAACATATACTTTATATATTTTTTTTCTAACTCCAGGAGAACCTAAATCAATATCTTTACTTTTATATATATTAGTCCCACCCATATATTGATGACCTCTATCAGAGTTAGTCCATGTATAAAAATTTATTTTATTATTTGTAGCATCATCAACATACCCAATAACTAAATCTCCATTTGAATCATTAATCATATTGGTATAATAATTATCATTTGACTCTGAGAATGGAAATATTTGGGCAAAATAATTTCCTTGATAGGCTTTTAAATTTAAATTATAAATATACCATGGAGTCTGTATCCCTCCAGACACTCTAGGGGTATAGATAATTTGATTTTCTTTTTTATAAAATCCAATCTTAGGACCACCTTTATCATCTGTTCCTAATGCATACCCGTCATCTTCAACGTGTAAAGTTAAATTTTGTACTTGCTTGCCATCAAAATACCATAAACCAGAATCATTAACCCATGCAATTCCATCATTTGTTTTTGTTATCTGAGATGGATAGGTAATTCCAGCATTGTTATATTCAGCCTCTAATACTTCTGATTCTCCTGCAACATTAATGATATATACTTTATTCTTTTTGAATTGTAATAATCTATCACCAAATGATTTAAGTGCAGTGATTGAATCTCCATCACCAACTGCAACGTCAATATAATTTGTCTCTGGAAATGTATCAAACTTGTTAACAGGGGTTCTTAGCATTCTATCAGGATATGTTCTCCCTCCTTGTCTAATATTTCCAATATATGCTCTTCTTCCAACAACTTCAATTGCTTTATATTGAGCATCAATAATTGTTTCTTCTGTAAATAAATTCTCTGATAAATATGTATCAACTGGCTTTATTGTTAACTCTGTACCTGTTGATATTGTGCAGACCTGGCCATCGCTTGACCATGTCCCAGGTTGCTCAAGAATAAGTTCTGAGTCATCAGCTGCAAATAGTGTATATGTTCCTTTATTGAAATTAACATCAGAAAACAACCTCCATTCCTTTGAAGAATCTCCTTCAGTTACATCTCTCATATATATTTTAAATCCATTAATTCTTGCATTCCAAGTCTTTTCATCAACTCCATGATTATATACAGTTTTAATTACACATTCTGGGACTCCAATAAAGTTAGTCCAATCAACTGTTGCTGTTGGACTTAATTCTGTTATTTTATAAATCTGGGCATCATCACTATGAGTTGCTGCAGTTGAGCCATTATAACCCCTAGTTACATTAATATGGTCAGGAGTAGCAGATGTGTCTACTGCAGTTATAAGCATTTGCTCTGAATCTACCATAATAATATCTCCAACAGAAAGAACAGAAGCGTCATCTATATCGTGATTTGCTGTCGTACTTGTGTCTCCCATAGCTGCTGCTAACCTATTTGCATTTCCATCATTTTGGTCTAAAGGAACAATTGTATGTCCCATTGTCAATAATGATTCTTGAACTTCTTGGCCTGGACCATCATATGTGAATGACATTGCAAAGTTCCATTTTCTTTTTAAATCTTCATTAATTGCTCCAGACCCTTCAGGCCTTACAATTCCAAGTAATTGTTGTATTTCTGTTGTTCCAGCAACATCACCAACACTTGCATGCGTATTAATTGGAAAACTTAAATCGTCTGCGTCAATCATAGTAGCTATATGTATACCATTATAAGAAGGTACTCCAGTTTGACCTGTAATATGTATAGGGAATGTGTCTCCAGCGCTTCCTTGCAACCCTGGTAAATTGGCCTCATCATTACTTACCTTTACATGCCCTTCTACTGTCGCATTATAATCAGTCCAACCGTCAACTGTAGCCGAATAAGCCGCATCTCCACTTGGAGTTGCATCCTCTACCATTGATGCACTAAAATTATCATCTTGGATAGTAAATGTTGTAGCTGTAGGGGTACTTAATACTTCAAATGTCCCAGACAAATTAGATAAATCTACTCCTGTAGATGTTTGGACGTTATCAATGGAAATCATTGTCCCTTCAGTTAATTTATGACCTAATGTTGTGCTCGCCCCTCTTCCGCTTGTTGTTAATCTCAAAGTAGTTCCTGAAACATGCTCAACTCTTATTATCCCAACGTCTCCCACACCTTCTCTAAATTCAAGAACAACTTTTTCAGATTCTGCTGGATAATTTGACGTTGAGCCTTCAATTAAATCATATATTCTTAATGATTGTACTCCAAGACTTGATGCCAATGTTCCTGTTGCTCCATCTGATTTTCTTGTATTGTTTGGAGGCTGTGGTGTTTGAACGTCTTCAACCCAAGCGTTAATTGAATTTGATGTATCACATTCAAATAATCTATCTTGTTTTATATGTCCAAAATATTTAGGAACATTAGCATAATAAATCTTTGAATTATGCGCATGAGTTGCTATTTTAGTATTTGCAAATCCTCTTATAACGGTTATATCAGTTGAGGTAGAAGACCCGCTGGTTACATACATAAGTTCTTGGTCAATCTGTATTATTGAACCTAACGTTATCGTCCCACTTGTATGTTTTAAATCTACATCATTTTTTGTTATACTTACATCTCCAGTCATATCAACAGTTTCACCTGTATCAGTCACCTCAAAACTTGAGTCGCAAGACCTTAAAGCTCCATCAACATTATAATAAGATGGTTTTACTGTGGCAGTTCTTGAGCCTAATCTAAACTTAGCATCTTGCCATGATGATTTATTAGGGTCATATATATCGATATCTGCGCCATCGTTTGTTACAACAAACTCTGTATCAACTTCATCTGGCATTCTATAGCAAGAAACATTATCTAAAGTTCCAAGGTCATCTCCTCCACTTCCTGTTGCTGTAAACCATAAATGACTTCTGTCTGTTGGCGCAGTAAAAACAACAGAATGTGAGCCTACCGCATAACTTGTTGCAGCTATATATGTATCATCTGCAGAACCACCTGTACTTTGACTCGCCCCTCCAATTGCTAATGTTAACGCAGCAACGCCAACATCAAATGATAGTCTGTATGTCTTTTCTGCGTCAATTGCATCCCCACTTAAAGTATTAATAAGCGAAGCTGTTTCATCATCTTCAAAAGCCGAAGGTTCAGCTTCTGTCCAGCCATCTTCCACGCCTCCTGCGTCACGTCTTGTCCAAAAACCTTCAGCAACTCCAGGTCGTGTAGTTGTTCCTGCTGAAATAATATCATCATATTGCATGCTATAATCATGAGAGAATGCAAACAACCCATACCCACCTTTAAATCCTTTACTCCCGCCAATATCATTAATTGTTTTATCATTTAATCCTGTTTTATTGTAAAGAGTCATTGCTGACCCCTCAAGAGTAAGTCTTCCAGGATTTCTTATTGAAAATTGAGAGAATGCATTTTGATTATCCTCAATATCTCTTGGGTCAAACTTATTGTTTGTTCCCCCATGAAAGGATTGTATTTTATATTCCTGCTTTGGCATTTATAATAATTTTTCTTTACAAACAGCCCAAACTTTATCGTCTAATTTATTCTTTGACGATGATACCAAATAGTCTCCAACCTTAACGAAAACTGATTTAAGTACATTTTCACTGAATAAGTTCTTCACTATTATTGCTACGACTTTCTTCATTGTATTCTCCTTATAATAAACTATTACGGTATTCTTTACCGTCTTCTTTAATTTCTTTTTTACACTTCTCACACCTTACAAACTCTCTCTTTGGATGTGAGTCTCTTGCTAATTCATCAACTTTTCTACCAAGCTGAAAAAACCTTATCTCCAATTCATCAATACGTGCATCAGCATCATTTGGCTCTTTAACATATTTCATTATATCGTATAACTTGAATTGCTTTGCAATCAAATCTACAATTTTATTAATCACCATCTTTTGTAACACTTTGACCCTCCCATTTGCTTAAATCCAGCATCTGTAATGGACTTTCAATTACATGGTCTTTAAGCTTGTCATTTTGTATTTGAATCTTTGTTCCACCCTTGACAAAAGGCTTTCCATTAGCTATTCCAATATCATATGCAAAAAATGTTGTCTTCCACATCCCCACTCTTATACACCTAGCAGGTCTTCCATCTAATATAACAACATCGTCAGTGTTTAAATCTTTTCCAAGAAAGACCTTGAGACCTTCAACAACAGTCTCAATTGTGGACTTAAATAATAAAAGAGCAACTCCAGATACAAATAGCCAAACCCAGTTGCCCAAAAAGCTTTCTGCTTGTTTCTGTAATTCCTCTTCGTTCATAATTATCCATTTATAAGCTCACCCCATAATGAGGTTCTTCCATCAATAATTTGTATTACATGCACTGTAAAGTGTCCCTTTGTGAAAAAATCAACAATTGCAAATGCATGTGACCAATTATGTTTTCTATTTCCTAGCCAAGCATTTTCTTCATCAGACATATCTTTTAAACAACCAATACTCCAAGCAGATTTAGCTCCATCAATATGTGTAACTGATGACTGTTGGATATCGTGATGATGTCCGTACATTACATTGGTTCCCAGTCTTATCAAATGATTGCGGGTATGATGTACTCCAGCAAAATGATGGCCATGGTAAAAGTGTAACTTCCCAATCTTTAGATACTTCCCCATCTGATAATACTTGTAATTTCTTTCTTTTAGTTTTACACATTCTGCAAACCTATATTTAGTTAAGAATGGATTCTCATCAACAAATTTATTCATCCAATCATCGTGATTACCTTCAATCATATATCTTTCCTTGCAACCAGCTTTATCTAATGACTTGTCAATGCGATTCATTCCACGATTAACATCTCTAATATCTTTGTCAATGAACGGTATCTGATATTCTAAAGGAGGTCTTTTTCTTTTACTCCATTGCCAGTGAGAGCAACCATGCCATTCACCAACATCTCCTAAATCTATATAGACATCAGGCTGTACAATCTCAATTGCCTTTTTAACCACATTGATTGCCTTTTTATCAGCAAGTGGAAAATGTTTATCAGGTGTTACAAATACTCTTTTTACTACACCTTTATCTTGTTTTGTTTTATTCAAACAATCCTATTGTTTAATTTTATAGCCTAGGCACAGCTAGTGCCCTAACTCCAGACTTTCTTAATGGGTATTGATGTACACCTTTTTCATACATTTGTCTAAAATAATTCGCCCTTTCTAAATCTCCTGAATCTTCAAACATTCTTGCTTTTATATAACATACAACCATTGGATGCAACCCACTGTCTAACCCTGCATCTGTTTTTAAATCTTCAGTTTGAGCATCAATTGTTCCATATTTAGAGTGATATGTTATCCTTATTCCATTTGAAATATCACTTCCTTGATACGTATCATATCTTTCAGTAGTTCTTTCTGATGATGTTGATGCAGTATCTTCACATAAAATAGCTAACCTATCGTCATCATTGTACCATGCAAAATAACTGTTTGGATATGTTCTTTTATTTGTTGCCATAATTTCCCTAAGTTAGTGAATCGTCTCCTGCATCAGTATCTGACCAAGTACTAGCTGTGTCGTCAGTATCTCCCCTAAGAAGTAAGTGAGGGTCTGCAAGTTTTGGTATCATTACATACCTATCATTTGTATCTTTTATTTCAACTTTTTTAACATCAATCACATCATCACTAAGAGTATACCATCTATCATAACCTATTAAATTAGTTGTTTTAGATACTGTTCGATGTTGCTTTTGAGCAGCTATATCATCTAATGCATCATTAATTAATTGAAACATATATTGCTCAGATTGCCTGCCAAACATTTTTTCAATTTGTTCTATAATATTTTTAGCTGTCACTACCCACCTCCCTGTTGAGGTTGTTGAACCCCTACACCTAAAGCTTGAAGCCCTTGATTTAAATCTTGTTTTAAATTTTGAATCATTGGTAAATATATTTCAGGGTCTTCCTCTGTCATTAACATATATTCAGCTGCTGTTATTGATGCCCTTAATACAACTAAATGCTCAAACTCATCAGGAAAATTATCTATAGATACTGATACTGTTGGGAGAAGACTCCCCTCAGTAGAAAAAGATGTTGAATTAGGAGGATAAGTAACATGAACAACTTTCGCAGGCTGTGCTGCTGTAACTGTAGGTTTAACAAATAAAGTTGAGGCATTGCTAGAATTACTCTCAATCCAATATACTGGGTCTGTTGCGGTTGCATAATGTAAACTTGAAGAATCATTTGAAAGGTCCCCTTGCCAAGGTTCTATTTGTCTGCAAGGAGTATAGTATCCCGAATCAGCATTCTCACGAGTGACTTGCAAAACATCTCCAACACCGTCTAAATCCATAGTAGTATTAGTATTTCCAATATATAAATTAGTAACTGTAGAGCATTTGTACTTCATTTTCATTGGCATCATATTAATAATTTCTTTTGCCGCATCAACTAACCACCTGTCAGCCATTAAAGAAAAAGTATCTCCTGTCTCTGTTGCAGTTGAATCATCATCTGCATCGAATCCTGTTAAAGCGTGTATTTGTGCTGCAAAATTCCAGGCCATTATAAATCCTTTAAAATTTCTTCTAATTTATCAAATCTGTTGTCCAACTTGGACTCAATCTTTGCAACACTAACTTCTAACTTCTGAATCTTATCACTATTCTTATTTGTTTTAACCGAATGAATGGTAATTTCTTTTTCAAATGAATCAACCTTAGCAGAGAAAATACCTTGCGTATAAACAAAAGTGCCGATAAGTGTGCCTATTGTGATTAATGTTCCCAAAGATATCTTCTTATCAATGATTTTATTCATTAACGTGCATTCCTTTGTGCAATATCTTCATCCATTGTTGTCTGACTAAATTCAACCTGTGTTTGACCACTCCAGGTTGTTCTCATATTAACATGGTCTTTTGTATTATTAAAATTTACAGGGGCTTGCTTCAACTCAACAACCTTGCCCTTTTCTTTATCATATTTAAATATTGCCATTAATACTTCCTTCGCTTTTTAGCGTTTGTAGACTTATAAGAACTTTTTTTCTTAGCTTTTTTAAGTTTTTTCTTAGGTCTACCTACTTTACTTCCGTATGTTCCTTTACCATATGGCATAAAAACCTCCTTGTAATTTAAGTTTATTATATTGTTTTTCCAAAACGACTACTCGCCTGTAAATGTTGAACTAGCAGCTAATGTCTGTGCTTCAGATTTAGTTAGTACACTAAAGTTAGGGTATGACTTACTAGCACCTAATGCTATAAGCTCACTTAATACTCCTTCCTTCATTGACCATTCACCTTTGATAATACAATATGCTTTATCATGTGAATATCTAGGAGCACCAACTTTACCTGCAAATATAATATCTTCCCATGTAGGAGCTGATTTATATGTTACAGTACCATCCTCTGCTACTGATTCCACTATTGGATATAGTGCCTTTATCTTTGTGCCTACTGCACTGCTATATGCACTGCTTGGTAAGCAAAAATACATTTCATAATGTGCCATTATCTATTTTCTCCTTTAAACTGGATTCCTATGACTCCTTTTTCCTGCGTTATAATTTCTTTTTACTTCTGCTGCTGATAATGCTTTACTTTCATATATCTTTAAATCGTCTATCTCTCCTACTGTGTCATGATTAGCATTACCACTTTTGCCTATTTGAGATAATTTAATATCTTTATCTAATTCACCTCCTGTTCCATAAGCAACTGTACCTAAAGTAGCTCCATCTTTATATAAAACAACTGACTTATCTCCATTAAAAACAGCTACAAAATGATACCAATCTCCAGGAGTTAAAGCTGTGAAGGCTGAATCATTTCGTGCCCAATGGTCGTTAGTCACACCTTCTACAAACAATCTTACGCCATTATCAATTCTTATAATATTATAATCTCCAGTAGAAGATTCTCCCATAATAACTTGACCTGTTGGATTTAATTGATGAGGTTTATACCAAAAATCAAAAGAATGAGCTGTTCCATTAACATCGTAAGTTTTTTCTTCAATAGACACATAAGCACCAGCTCCTGAATCTGTTCTAGGTAAATTCAATGCATTAGTATCTTTCTGTCTATTCATTAAGAAACCTTGACAATCCCTTGAAGAATCCACTCCTGCTTGTTGTAATATGGTTTCAGTTAATCCTGCTGACACTGTTCCATCATTAGTCCCAGGGTCTTTTAAATTAGTCCATGCAGCCAATCCATTATTTCTCCAATATCCCTCTAAATTGCCAGCAGATGAAGTATAGGAAGAGTGTTCTAGTGCATTTAAAGCCTTACCATCATTATAGAGTTCATTTACCTCTGCTTGAGTCAATACCACATTCCATGCTGATATTTCTGTAATACATCCATCTAATTTGTGGAAATAACCACTACTATGCCTAGCTCCAACAAGTGTTTTGTCCGAAGTTCTATGCGCCCCACTACCAGCTGTAACAGATTGCTTTTCTCCATCTACATATATATCAAACCATGGGCTAGCATCACTTGCTAATTTAATTACTGTGCAATGATGCCATTTTCCGTCATGCCAAGTAGTATCTGTTTCACATTTATTTGTAGCTCCTACAGTATGTGCGCATGATATTTTACCAGCATCATTGTCACCGCCTATAACAATAGAACCATAGGATGTAATATTCATAAGACCTGAAAGCAGTACCTGTTCTTCACTGTTATTAGTTATAAACCAAAATGAAACTGATTCTGCAGTGTATGTTGAGGAATTGCCATCTACTATAGTTATGTATTCAGTTGAAGCATCAGCCTCAGTTGCTGTAGAATTTTCTTTCCACCAAGCTAATTGATTGTAAGATTGCAATGCTGTTTGTGGTATATCAAGTTGTTGGTCTGCATCTGTCCAACCTGAAGCTATGCCTACTTCTTTTAAATACACAGCATCAATTTCAAAAGTCAAAGCAGTGGTATTTGCAAGATTTACTATATATAACTTTCCTGTAGCATCTGTAGCGGTTAAAGTTACCTCGTACTGTTCTTCACTATCAGTAATCTCTCCGTTTGAAGGACTGCCATCTGTTGCCTTAACAGCAGCAGAAACCCCTCCATAATATATATGTATTGTTGCAGGGTCAAGCCCACTAATTCTTTTTAATTTCGCTCTAATTCTATAAGTTCTTCCAACAACTGGAGTTCCTGAATTAGCTAGAGGCAACTCAACTCCTTGAACAGCCTCTGCTGTTGTTGTAACTACTCTCAATTTTCCACCTGTTACCGACTCTGTAGTTCCAGTTCCATAAGCATCCCAATTATTAGTACCTCCCATACCTATATCATTATTACCAGCTACAATAGTATTATCACCATAAAATACAGTTGTTGCATGATTTTTATCATTGATTCTTTTAACTGAAAAATGAGATATTGCAAACTTATAATTTTCCTTTGTATATATAATAACACCTGCGTTTTTTATTCTCCTAATAAAAGTATATGTACCTGGACTATCTACTCCTAATGTGTTTAAACTATGAACTGTATCATTTCCTGTAGTAGGACTTCTAAATCCAATTCCACAGTGAGCGTTATCATCAAAAGAATCTATTGTTACAGTCACTTTACACATAGCATTTTCATCAGCGCCATCAACTTGATTAATTCTAGCATAAGTAAATAGTCCATCGCTAGTATCATAAGTACCATCGTTAGATAAAACCCCATTAGATATACTCCATCCATAAGCCCCTGCAGTTCCATCTACAGACTGTGAATACCATTGAGAAGAAGACGTTCCATCGGTTTTAAGAGCGTTAGCAAAATCTGTATCTGCAATTTGCTCTGCAACTGGGCCTGTATTTGAAGCATCAAGAACATATGATTGTTGTCCTCTATGCCCATCATTCATTGGATACCAGAGTTTTAGATTAGAGTTTGTTAAAGATGTACCACCTCTATTTAAAGCTAATTGTTCAGGGTTTGCATAATCAAAAGCTACATCATCAGCTGACCAAGCAGCATCCCATACCTGAGCATCAGACATCATTCCATCAAAATATACTGAAGTCCCTCCTAGCTTTAAATTTTCAGAGTTATCTAAATTCCCTATATCTGTATCTGTCGCTGTACCTACTTGAACTCCATTAACATATAAAATTCCTACTCCTGTAGATGAATTGTAAGTACCAACAAATCTATACCAAGTATTCGCTTCTAAATCATATGTTATTCTGGTTCCATCGGACCCGTCTCCAACATTAAAAACAACTCTATTTTCCGAATGTCTCCAATACAATCCATATCCTAAAGTATTAGCGTTGTAATTTTCTTGTTTTGTTAGTAAATGAGAACCATGCACACTACTTGTATTGCCTTTAGCCCATAAAGCTAAAGTTAAAGAGTTTGTGCCCATATCTACAACATCACCTGCATCTAAATAATCAGTAACCCCATCAAATTCTAAGCCTCTACCTGAATATATTTGTCCATGGTTATTATTACCGAAGGATTCTAGTTTATATATTTCCATATCGTCCATATAATATATATCATTAGAATCAACGTCTGAATCAGTATGTTGAAAGCCTATATACATTGTATCATTTGAGCTAGGATAGTCATATGTGAAATTAAATTCATAATCTTGAAAACTCGTTGTAAGATTAGGATTTTTAATTGTATCACTATCCGTTATATGTGAAAGGTCTCCAGCATAGTTAAAGTTAATATTCATTGTAGTAGAAGCATCACGCTTTGCTTTAAACTTAATTTTAAATCTTGTTCCAACAGCATAACTAGAGAAAAAGTTATTATATCTGATACCTATAGGAGAACCTGTTTCAGGGTCTGCCATAGTACATTTTAAAGTATTACTATCCACTTCAATAGATGTTCTATGACCTATCCAATCACCTACTCCATCAGTAAATGTACTATTGTTCCCTGTAAATAAATTTTGAGATACTATTTGTTCTGAACTAGAGGTATCCCATGCTCTCCATCTTTTTGGTGTTTCTATTATTTGTATTGTTGCTGGCATTATTCTAAATCTCCATGATTACTTCCATGTGAATCTTTGACTCCACCACTTCCAGCAGTTCCATCTGTAGCAGTTTGAACATCCAAATTCCACCATGATACTAAATTTGTTTTTTCACTATCTATTAAACCTGCATAATTCTTAAACATAATTGATTTGATTTGAGCTTGAGTTAAAGCAGTGGTCCATATAGCTGCATTACACATATAGTAATTTGCGTAATTTGAACCAATTCTACCTAAATATAATTCTTCAGATGTATCTGGAATATCAACCCAACTTCCTGTAGGACCAGAACTTGGAGCAAATGCAACTCCGTTTATATAGAAAGTAATATTTTCAGCCGATTTATTATAAGTTACCGCTAAATGAGCCCAGCTCCCAGTGTCTGTAGTTGTACTCCAAGCATGTGCATTGTCATTTAATGAATCTTTGTATGCAGTAATACTATTCGCTATAGAAAATGACATTCTCCCACTACCAGTTCCAACATCATACATCCAAGCAAAAGAATCTCCAGCAGTATTGTATGCCCCTTTAGAAATTAAAGGGTCAATAGCTGAGTCTTTTAAATTTACCCAACAAGCTAAAGTAAGAGCAGACGCTCCATCTGCCCCTGTAATATCACCCATTGTAATATAATCATCGGTTCCGTCAAAATATGCAGCACCATCACTTACAGGTACAACTGAACCTGTATTATACCGATGTAGCATTTTAAGATTACTTGTTACGTGGGATGGGATGGATTTTACAATCCCACCTTTGCCCATCTGAGCTCCTAGTCCTAAAGGCATATTAACCTACGTAGGCTATAATACTTCCAGAAGCCAATATAATTTGAGTCCATCTACCGTATATCGTCATACCTGCTGTAAATGTAACTGAATCAACTGCATCACCATCTGAATCAATTCCTGTTGCACCACTTTGTGTATTTGGAAATAAAGTATCTTCTGCTGAAACAAGACCACTTGTTGAATTAAATACTGTATCTGTTATGAATTGAATTGCAACAAAGTCTCCTGTTGCGCATGTTAATGTATCAGTTCCACCATGATATATTGAACCAGCTTGTCCAAGTCCAACATTTTGTGATTCTTGGACTGATAATTTATGTATTCCTGCGTCTCTTACTGCCATTTTATCCTCCTGCCCTAAGCACTGGCTGTGCGTGAATGGGCTTGTTATTATTATATTAAATTCTTAGTAGATTGGGGGTAAGCCCTTTATACGACTTACCCCATAGTTCTACAAAACTATTAAACCTTATTGATTTGGTTATTATTATCCAGCTGCAGTTGCAAACGGGCACTCTGATGCATCCATAACCAATCCATGAACATACCATCTTGCTCCATCTGTAAATATGTCAAACATATCTCCAGGACTTGCATTAGTAGTACATGCAATAAAGTCGTCATTGTTAACCGCTTGGTCACCTGCGTCTCCATCACCAATACCACCTATTAATCCAACCACATCATTACCTGAGCCAAAGTCAATATTTACTTTTTGACCCATACCTTGGTCAGAACCGTCAGTATCTTCTGTTAGAACTATTTTACAATTCCAACCAGATTTAATATCTGATAGTGCTGGCAGGTCTATTTCAGTTGTAGCTGTAGGATTAACCATTATAACTGAACCACTGTCATCTGCTGTTAGTGTTGTATCAGCCAATACTTTTTTTATTTTTATATAAAAATCACTAACATTGCTATTTTGATTTAGATAATCACTTCTCATCTTACGCCTCCTCTAAGTTAATCAACGCATGTGTTTCAGGAAGAGATACTTCAAGACCTGCTTCTGTAAGAATCATATCCTTACGCAAATCTTCATCTGCTTGTTGCACATTTGTTGTAATTGAGGTGTCTCGATTAACGCCATTACCAACAAGAGGTCTATAAGATACGTGGTCTAAATCAACCATGCACATAAAACCTGCTGCAAAACCTCTAAATAAAGGTTCTTTAACAAGAGATACATCACCATGAATGGTTTCAATCTTCATAATTTTATGTCCAAAAGAACCATTACTTTGATTGAAATTGTATCTAAATGGATTATCCTCAGAAGCTGTTCCTGCCGTACCTGCAACAAAACCAGCTGAAGTACCTAACTTATTAAAGAAAGATATTACTGGCAATGATGCTAATGCCAATTTAGAAGAACCTCCACCCCTTGCAGGGTCAAAAATTACTTCAAAATCAGAAAGCAAGTCATCATATGTCCATTGAGTTGCTGTATTAGATTTATAATAAGAATTATCTTCAGTGTATGACAATTGTGCACCGCCACCTTCAACTGTTGAATTCTTTATTATTTGACCAACTACTCCATCAGTATACTGAATACCGCCTCTTGTAGCTTGCTGACCAAAAAGCATTGCTCTTTCAATGTCCACTTTATGCTCTCTTAATTTAAGATTCCATAATCGTGCCCATTCATCAGCATATCCACGATATACTGTAGCTCTTGCTGTATTAGACATTTCGCAAGCTGTTTTAAAGATTTGGGTGTACCCAAAACCATTTTCAAGCTCTTGAGACCATACATCAGGCGAACCTGAACCTTCTTCAAATGAAGTACCAATTACAGTACATTGAGCGTTGTCAACTATTGTAAATGTGCTTGCACCCCCAGTATGGGAAATTGCAGTAACATTGCATGTTGTTGATGAGCTTCCGTGAGAAACTGTGTTAATCCTAACATTTGCTGTTAAAGGTGTTGTTTGTGATGTTTCTGCTGCAGATATACCGCAAGCAACAACCATTCCAGGAAGTAACCACGATACAGCAGCACCCCCTACAGTGTCAAACGTCAAATCCATGCTGCTTCCTTCAGCAACTAATGTTGCTCCACCCGTAGATAAAAAGCTTCTATCAGCTATTGATATTTTTGTTCTATCTTCTAAGTAACGGAATTGTGAATCTGATGTTGGCACTTTTGCAACTTTTGACAAGTATACGAAAAACGGAGATTCTTCTGGTGACAGTTCTGCGACCCTATCGCTAAAGTCATACAGTCTTCTTGAAGGTATAGTACTATCAATGACTGCACCAGGAGTTCCAAATTTCACTTGTCCACTATTATAAGTAGCCATTATTATTATTCTCCTTAGTTATTTATTTTAAAACGTTTGTGCGGCTACCAGCACTTACAATATTATCCCACATTTCATCCTTTCCGCTTTTAGCTTGAGGTTGTTGACCTTGCAATATACCACCAGGTGTTGGGGTATCTTGCGTTTGTCTAACATTATCAAGTGGGTTTTCTGTAACTGTGCCTTGGCCTTCGTTCATAACAGCTCTCCACATTTTAATAGCACCTTCCACGCCATACTCTCCAGGATTTTTTGATGCAAAATTCATAAAAGAATCAACTTCTTGAGGGGTTAAACCTTGTTGTAAAAGATTTCCCTTCAATTGCTCGACTCCTTGTCGTTTCATTACACCAGCCATCCTTTCGTTTACAGCTTGTCCAATACTATCTTGCAGTTCTTGCTGTCTGAACTTATACGATTTAGATTTAGGGTCATTATAGGCTTCCCACGGGTCAAATTCATCTTTATCTAATTCAATACGTTGCGGGCCAACGGGCTGCCCATTGTTACCACCTTGAACCATACTTGCAACTGTATTAGCAATATCTGGTCTAGCTTGTAACAGCTGCCCAATCGCTTCATATTTCTTTAGATTCTGATTTTCATTATGGAGTTTATCCTTCTCAGATTGGAAGTACTTGGCCTGTTCTTCCCAAGTCTGTTCCGAATTCTCGTTTAATGCTTGTCCTTCATCCTGCCCTACATTATCAACGACTTGACCTTCTTCTTGAAGATTTTCGTTTTCATATGCGTCTGTCATTATTTTTTCTCCTTTTGCGATTTCTCTTGTCTTTGTTGAGCTTGACTGCTTAAACGCAATTTCTCTGACTCGAGTTTGACCGCATCTTTTAACCTGTCTACGGACAACTTATTAGCTGTCTTAGATTCTAAAGACTGACCTTTAAGTTCAGCCTTGAATTTTTCTACCTCAGTACGCTTACGTGCCTGTATTGATTCTCTATGTGCAGTTTGTAAGTCACCTGAAACTTTCTTAATTTGTTCTTGAGCTTGACCCAATGCTTGTTGTAATTGCATAATTTGGTCTGTTCTTGACAATACGCCCTCCTTATCAAATATATCAGTTTTCTTAAGTGCTTCAACCTTATCAATAAGTCCTGACTGATAAGCTTGCATATATACTTCCCATTCGCCCCATTTATTTGAAGGCATTGTTGAGTTGCCAATAACTCTAATATCAAATTGACCAACTGATACATCATTTTCAATTTGCATTAATTCTTTTGTCTTATCATCATACAGTCTTTTATTAACTGTATATTCATTTATATCATTATTAGGTTGTGCAATTCTAAATGTCTTTTGAAAATTATAATGAGATTTAGCTAAATTATAAACAACCTTTCCAATTCTTTTTAAAGAACCTTCAACATCTCTTAATTTTGACTTTGAACGTCTTTGACCAAAATCCTCCATCATCATTGTTGCTGAAGATGTTCTTGGTGCTGCTTCTGTATTCCCTTGCATCATTTCAAATATCCCCATGTTAAGGTCAATATATCTCTCAATTAACTGAGGAAGTTGCATAATTGAACTTGACAATGGTTGAGGTGAAGGAAAATGTGGTTCCCCAAAAGAGGCATCATATTCTAGGGTTGCGTTTGGATTTGCCCAGTCTCTTTCGAGTTCTTCAATGTCTTGGACACTTCCTTGAGGGATAAGAAGCTTGAGTCCAGAACTAGCTTGTGCGTGTGATGTAATCAATGACACTACTTTATTGAGGAACCGTTGAAAATCTTTATTCTTTCTAACATCGCTCATTGGATAAGGGGTATTAGTCCATATATTAGGAACAGGTACAATTGGATATATATCAGTATCTAACACTAAATCATATAAAACAATCTGTCCCACTGAACATGTTTGTCTAATTCTTGTTTGCTGAACTTCAACAAAGTCAATTAGACCTTTATTAATTGCACCTAAAAACTGCTTATCCTGAGATAATGCGTCAAATTGCTCTTTTGAAACAATCTTTTCCTGGTTATTTCGTTTGTCAAGAAGCCTGTAATATGGAACCTTTACTTTTGAATAATGTTCAATTAATCTATATTTTTGACTTGAACCCTGATAATCATAATCTTTAACAACATCAGGAGTAAAAGAATCCATTGTACGTTTATTTGAGTTATCTGGCCAATCTTCTTCAGAAACAGTATCAATCTTATCAATCAATAATGCTTCTTCGCCTTCCTCAATTGGTTGCCCAAGCTGGGGATAAGCGTCAAGAAGTTGCATTTTACTCATTACATGTGATACCATCATTCCTGTGGCATCATCAAAATATCTATCCCTTGAATTAGGGTCTACATAAACCTTAAAAGGATTAAGGTGCTTAAATTTTATTTCGCCTCTACCGTAATCAGCTTCTTTATCGATATAGGCATAAAAATATCCAAGCCCTGTAACTGCATAATCATGCACTGCTTGTTTAAATTGTTCGTCTCCGTCAGATATATCCCATATGTATTCAAGAATAACCTTCCAAACATGTGACAACTTAGTATCTGAATCTTCACGACCAACTGCTGAAAACTTTGGAGGCTTAGATGTTATAATTGCTTTGAACTGCTCAATCGCAGAATAAAGTCTATCCATTGGAACTGCTGATTGATTTCGAGATGATAATTCATCTGCTTCATCTGCACTAAAATGATTACCTAAATAGAAGTCAATATCTTCACGAGCAGCAACATCCCAATCTTCTCTTGCGTTAGACCAACGGTCAAACAGCTCTCTAATCTCTTTTGCTCTAAAATCTTCTTTAATCACAGTATATAATATAGTAATAAATTGTTATATATAACAAATCGGTTTAAATTCGTCTTCCAGTCATCCAATCATACATCTTTCTTGGCTTGTGCCAAATACCATCTCTTGATTTTTCACGTTTAGTTGTTGAAGCTTTTGGATTCCCTTTTGCCCACTGGGTTGCCAAGTAAAAAGCATCAATAACATCATCATGAGAACCTTTAGGAAAATCAATTAATTCATCAATAAATTCATGATGTTGTTTTTTAAGATGAACTGCACCAGCTTTAAACATAGGTTGCAACCCTTCAAACAATCTATCTTTCTTTTTTGAATTATAATTCTTAATACCTTTTTCAATTCCTGGTAAAAACAATCCTTCCTTCTTGCTTCTTTTCATTATATAATCACGAAGCATTTCCTGATATGCAATTGTTTCAATATTTATTCGTCTGATTGGCGAGTACTGTTTAGCGATTTTAAATATCTCATCGGCACATTCCATGGGTAATACTCTTTTGCGCCAATAGTCAATAACGTAATAATCATATTCAGCAGTAACACCAAGAACCATAATAACAGAATAGTCACTCCTGCTACTAACTGTTGAAGCGGGGTCAACACCAATATATATATTAATATATTCTTTGCTCCCATCAGAAAATTGTATATACCATGAGTCAGCCGCTTCATCAAACCTTGTATTACCTTGATAAATCCCTTCATTAATATCCTCCTCACTAAATATCTGGTCTTCAGGTGATTTAGCTTGATTCATATATTCCTGATAAAACTTTGCAGGAGTACCTGAATCAATATAAAACTGTTTTCTTTCTTCTAACTTTTTAATTGGCCACCTTGAAGGCCATATAGGTTTACCATCTTCAATGGCTTTTCTAGTAAAAACTGACCAAGTATATTCTTCACCAGTTTTATCTGCTTCTTGCTTTGACCTAACAAGTCCATTAAGGAAACTATCATAATGCACAATAGTACCATTACACCATAAGAACCCATTTTTGTCAAAATCAATTGCAGGATATACCGCTGCAGTCACCCATTCCTTAATTTGTCGTCTTGAATCAGGAGTTTTGGTATTTAGCTCAGATTCAAAGTCATCAAGGATTATACCAGTATAACGAGTAGATAATTGTTTTTTACCTCTAAGTCTTTGTGATGTACCCTTTCCAATCATTCTACATCCATTCTTTAGAGTAAATTCATCTTTAGTCCATTTATCTCCTTCCAGGTCTCCAAAATAATAGTGAATAGCTGGGTTTGAGTATATATGGTTTGCAATCCAATTCAAGTTATCACGAGCCTGGTCTTGTGCTTCTCCAATCCAAGCAATAAATTCAGGCCTATCTTTGGTTGCAAATAAAAATTTATGTAAGACCGCTGTAGCTGCAAGTGTTGATTTTGCATGGTCACGAGGTAAAACTAACGCTAATTGCTGTTTTGTATTGTCAAGCAACAGTTTTCCAACATCAATATGAAAATCTGGGGTTGCACTTGCTAAAAAATCTTGAGGGGAAAATAGCTTTCCAAATGTAATTAAGTTTGAATAAGCTAATTGTAATGCTTCTTCATTCTTTGAAACATTACCATTCAGGTTTAAATTTGCCATCTATTTAAATTTCTGTTTGAGTCTAGGAGACAAAGGAAACTCATGAGGAAATTCTTTATGTGCTTTAATATAATTCTCCTCTCTTTTCTTTTTTAATTTATTTATTTGCTCTTCATTTGGATTTATAGATTCGCCAATCATCTGAGACATTATTGATGTTTCTTTAAGAAATTCATCCATAATATTTGGGTCAGCCCCCATAACCCCTTTACCAAATATATTTTGAGATTCACTCATTGCATTTATTAAATAATGAAGAATATCTCTTTGTTGTATTATATCAAGAATATTTGTTTCATCGTCTATAGCTGATGCTCGTGCAACATGAGTTTCAAAATCTACTTTATGAGGGTATTCGCCTGACATTAATGGAGGAAACTTGTGACGATTTCTTTTTTGGAATAAAGGTGCATCTAAAGCTGAAAGAACGTCAACATAGGGCCCCTCTGTTTTTAACTCTACTTCAAGGTCTTTAGGTATATTAGCTTCTTGGATTCGTTTATCTAAATCATATTTTTTAGCAAAAGGTCTTGGAAAATGAGGAGGCTTATTTGTTATATATTTTAAAAGATGTGGGTCGTATTCAGAATTATAATATTCAGCATTTGCTAATTGTTCTAAAAGTGTTTTTATTTTTTGATTGGCCATAATACTTCCTATATATTTGTTAATTCAAAATGCGGTAAGTCATCAAAGCCATTATCTTCAAGGTCAGTGTTTTGATTCCAATCACCCCCCCATCTAAGGCCAATACCCTTTGCTTTGGCAATTCCCATCACCATTCCAGCAAAATAGGTCATTCTTTCTCTGTCATCCCAATCAATTGGATATGGGCAGACATCAACAGCGTTTGAAGGATTTGCGTTATGACGACCATTTGGCCATGCAGCTTTTGAATTTCCAGATGCAACCGCAGCATCTTGGTCTTCTTTGCCTCGATGTCCACATATTACTGAACAATCAAAGTATTTAATAACTTCATTGAATATTTCTTGCAAGTCTTCATGACATGTTGCTAATCTTCGTTTTGAACTTTTTCCAAATTTTGGCATAATCTATCCTTGTAATTTTTTTAATAAGTCATCTAATATATTTTGTTGTCCACCAATTCCACTTCCAACTGATGCAAAACCACCCTGTGTACCAGGATAGTATAATCTTTTTGCTGCTTGTCCACCAACTCCTCCACCTCCTGTAAATTCAGTAGGGGCAACAGGTCCAGGCATCGCCCATCCCCCAGTTCCAGCCCCACCTTCTTGGGTTTGATTCATATAATTTAATAATGCTTGAATCATTTCAGGAGTTACTCCAGATTGCTGTTGAAGCCATGTTATATCAAATAAATCAACCATTCCATCTTGGTTATAATCAAAAGGGTCATATTCAGTAGGCTGTGAAGGGTCTACATCTGGAGAAAATCCACCTGTTTCCGTATCAACAATATTTGTCATTCCCCCATATTGAGCACCACCCTGCTGACCTCCCATAACATTTCCACCACTGCCACCAGTAAAAGAATGAGATAATGGGTTATGAATAGCTGGGTTGCTTGGTTGGTTCATATTATTAATATTTTTATTGGTATTATTCATACCTTGTGTTAAAAAACTTGTAAATGGTTTAAATCTTGGTGGCATTATGCTTTTCCTTGTATTGAATTCTCGCCATAAATATACACAATATTATCATTTAAATCAAATTCACTCTTGCATTGTGGGCATACCCACCCACTAACTTCACGATGTGAGTCCAAAAGTCCAATTCTTTTTGTGAATTCTTCGTTAAGATATAGGTCAGATTCACAGATTGGGCAAGGGTCTTTTAAGATATCACTCTGATTCTTTTTCTTTGTGTGCAATGAGCTCTGTTTTGTTGCCGCCATTAAGTGCCTCCATTTGTTCTGATGTAAAACCTGACCATACAGTTAACTGTTCCTGCTTTGTATCTGTATCAAATAACCCTGCAATCTTGGATAATGACTCCAATGAACGTAATTTATCAGAATCTTTATCAGCAACCTGCGCAAGGTCCTTATATCTGGATAATATCCAATCAGCTGTAATGCCCTCATCCTGCAGCACTTTCTTGATTTCCTCTTTGACCATCTTCTTAACCTCATCTTTTTTCATTAATTTGTTGGCTGAGTTGGCAATGTGCTCACTACTCTTTGATTTCTTGAACACCTTTGCGTATGCCTGTGAGATATCTACTCCCTCAGCCACATATCTTGCAAAAACGAACTCTTTTGGTTTGAGTCCTGCTTTCTTATATTCCTTAAATGCCTTATAAGTTCTTGAAAATGTATATATATTCTCTGCAATTCCGTCTTCACCAAGCATTTTGGCGTTTAAATTGTCCACTCTGAAGGTTCCAAGCACGGTTCTTACACAACGTGTATACTTTTCCGAAGCATGAATCTTCAAAGAATAGCATTTAAGTATCTGACAAACGTTTTCATCGTCAGTAAGCACCCAATCATCCTCTTTTGCCTTTCTCCACTGCTCATTTAGCTGAACATCAGGATGATGAATGCGAAATTCCTGCACAGAATCGTATAAATAATGCTTTTTTCCCTTAATTTCTTTAAAATCCATTAATATACCACCTTTCTAGGTAATCCCAATGAAGCTGGTTGCTCAACCAATGACTCCAAGAAGCTTTTAAGGTCAGAATGTCCTTCATATTTCTCAAGAATGCCAGAAGTTTTATAATGTTCATCCCCAACTGGCCTATCTTTTTCATTATAAGGCAACATTTCCTTTAATTTAAAATACATATCCCTTAAAGCATCTTCATCTTTAAGTTCTTCCAATAACTCCAACTCCATGACATCAAAATCTTCTTGAGTTCCATACATAGGATAATCCTCATCAGGGCTTCCAGCGTGATGGCTCTTCATATCATGAATTCCACCAACTCCATGCAAAAATGATTCATGCATTAAAATTCTTAATGCGTTTTCTGCAAGAGTGGTTTTAGGATAAACCTTGTCATGATAAACAAAAGCAGTATCAGGGTCTTCTGGATTAACGGATTTCCTATAAAAACCTTGAGCAAACCCTGGAGCTTCCTCCCAATCCGCCAAATAAGATATAATTCTTTCGTTTTCAAAATTGTTAATTAATTCATCAACAGCATGATGAGCACTTGAAGAACCTAACCCGCCAAGGAAGTTCTTAAGAGCACCAACCTGATAGTCCTCTTTGTTTCTAGCCATGAAATTTGGGTTTTCAGGATTATAAAATTCTGCATCATCCCTTTGAGGCATAGTATAGTCCGCTTTCTTTAACACCTTATAAAGAGGGTCTTTTGCAGATATAGCTAAAGCTGTAAGTAAATCTTGAGGTATTCTTTGTCTTGCCATGCCATAATATAATACCAATTTTGTTTTTAAAAAAATTTGTACTAATTTATGGCTCACATAAATGGTTTGGTTTAATACTTATTGCGTTTATGTTGAAAAAAGTGGTCACAATAAGGGGAGAATCAAAGCCACAGTCCAACTCGAAGACAATTGAGGACGATTCTAGGGGAATAACCCGAAACTGATGATTGTCCGTGTTTTTAACTTATTCATTAGAAACATATCCAAAGGCAGCATGGCTCCAGATGAGCAAAGTTGCAAAGGATTCTGAGTACTCTATCTATATGGTAGGGGTAATATCTCTCTATCCTTTCAACAACATTCACCAAATGAGCAATTATAAATTAGAAATTATATAAGGAAATATTATGAAAGTAAAAGGAATAGATTTAAAAGACTTAACTAAAAAACAACAAAATGCAATGAAAAGACATTCTGTTCATCATACAGGAAATCATCTAAAAGAAATGGTAAATGCAATGAGAAAAGGAAAAACATTTACTGAGTCTCACAAACAAGCAATGAAAAAAATAGGTAAATAAGAACCTAAATTACCATCCAAAAGAAATAAGTTATTAAAGTTATAAAAAGTTGAAAAATAATATTAGAATGTGTGTCTGTCTTTTTCTTACTCACACACCCCATTGAATTGCCCCTATTGGGTTGAAATTAGGTTGAAATTACATAAAATTATAATTTTAATTCAATTTTATATTATTTATCTATAAAGGAAAGCCCTCTATTAACGAGGGCTTTTTTTATTGGTAGGCTGTTTATGGTTGCGAGTGTTGGCTATTGACAAGTTAATCAAAACAAGCTTTAATAAATCTTTCCTTATCAAACCTTTCATTATCTTTTTTAAACATAATAACAAAGTCCTTAATTAAGGGGTCTTTAGCGATATACCTAATTAATTTATCATCACTTACACTATTATCTTTTATTATACTTGCAATCTTTATATAATCTTTCTTAGTCATTATTATACCTCCACTTTAGATTTAAAGTTATAACTAAATAATCTTTTAATAAGCGAAGATAATTTAGATAATAAACCTTTATTATTATTCTTGTTTTCAAGTATGCTCAACCTATCTTTTAAGACATTTAAATCAATCTTAAAATCATCATAATCAACAAGTCCTTCAACCTTCCTTTCAACTATTCTTTCAACTTCATATTCATCAACAAAGTCACCTGTCATATTACTTATTTCATCTTCAATATAATATCTATCTGGCAAGTCATCAACTGTATATTCTAGGTCTTTCACTTTTTCTTTCAACTCTTTAAGCTCTAAGGAGTCGTTCCATGAGCATAAGTCTTTTAATACTTCTTGAACGTCATCAGCGTGTAGCTTTGATAACATTTCTTCAGCTTCATTAACTCTTTCAATTAATTCATCACTTGACTTTGAAATGCTTTCACTTATTAGCTTTTGAAGGTATCTTTGAGGCATTACGATTTGAACACTGTCAGTATTAATAACATCAAGTTTACTTTGCAAAGCTTCATTCTTTTCATGCATTGAATCAAGTCTCATTTTATAGCTTTTCAAACTTTCTTCTAACTCATCAACTTTGGTAACTTCTGTTGCTATTGCTTTTTCATCTGTACTGCTTTCATTATATGTCCAATCAGTGCAAACACCTTTCTTGGCTGGTGTTTTTTTTGCTGGAGCTTTCTTTTTTATTGTTGTATTTTCTGTTATTGTAGTCATTTTATTTTTTCCTTTATTTGTTCTTGTCAACATTTAAATCTAAGCATTATATTTATATATACAAATAATTTTTTATTATTTTTATGTTGCTTTATTATTTATTGTTATTTAGTTTTGATTGTTGATTTATTGAAATAATTAAGGAAAATAAAAAATGAAACAAACAGTTAATGAATATCAATTTGAAAGGGCCTTTAATGAATGCAGACCGAATAGCTTTAGTTATGCAGGGTTAAAGGCTCTTTTTGATTATTTAGAACAATATGAAGAAGAAACAGGGCAAGAAATAGAATTAGATGTTATTGGGTTATGTTGTGACTTCACCGAATACGAAAATTTAAAAGAATTTCAAGGCGAATATTATGATGAAGTTCAAGGTGATAAATATGAAGATATTGAAGAAATAGAAGAAGAAACAATTGTAATTCCAATTCCAGATACTGACGGATTTATTATACAACAATTTTAAATAAAGGAGATTAAAAGGCTCTGGGGCATTATGCTCTGGAGCTTTTTTTTAATTAAATATGAATTTAACAAAACAAAAACTTAAAGATTATTGTTGTGAAAATTGTGGAGAACAAGACAACTGGATTGATAGAGGTGAAGAAGGGCATATATTAGAAAGAGTATTTTTTAAAGAGATATTTTGTCATACTTGTCAAAATCACTCTGAATTAGTGCGAAAAGAGGACAGATAACATGATAATAGAAAAAAAGAAAATGAACGGAGCAATTCAAATATCTGACATCATTGACGGACAATTAATCACAAAGACTTATATTGGATATACAAAAAAAGAAGCAATGAAATTATTTGAAAAGGAAATTGACCAAGAACATTATGAATCTTTTGAGTGGTTCTGGGATAAATAAAAAGGGAAAGGAAAAGAAAATGAAAAAGACAAGAAAAATATATGGTGGATTTACAGAAGATATAAGTGATGTGCAATGTGAATATTGTGGACAAACTCCAAATGAAACAGAAATACAAGAGGCTTATGCAAGTAGCACATATATCTGTGGAGATATTGAATGTTGGAATAGTTATTGTTGGGATTGGGTATGGACTGGTAATGTAGTAGAGATTACAGAAGTAGAATATGAGGTCTGTGATGAGTGTGAAGAAGAAGATTGTATATGCGAGGAGGAAGAATAATGTATGACGAAGAAATAAAAGCAAATTGTAGAGGTTGTGAAAAGGAAAGCGATTTTGTTAGACCTATTCAATATCATATGTGGGCAAGAAATGATGCATATGGTATCTATACAGGACTTTTTTGTAGTAAGTGTTATAATAACCCAGAAATATATACTTATCGTAAAGATGAATATTTTGATGAGGCGTATGCAGGTGAACGATTAGAGGAGGATTATTAAATGAAAGAAGTAATTGCAATGTTAAGATGGTTAAAAGAAAATGGTAAGGATAGCGGAGAATCTATATCAGAGCACGATTTAGACTATTTTACACGATTAGCTAGTATGTATTTTGAAGAGGATATTAAAGAGAAAATGGAGGAAAAATAATGTTAATATATAAAGTAACAAAAAAGATGGTGGAGGAATGGCTAGGCACGGATAATCAACTTGAAGAGGCTATTGAGGTAATCCAAGAATTAGCTAATGGACAATATACAATTGACAATTTAAATGAAGATATAATCACAACAAATATTGGGAGGGAGGAAAAATGAAGAAAGAAGATTGGGGTAATTGCCCTAGATGTGAAAAAGAAATAGAAACATTTCCTGCATTATCAAGAAGGGATAATAAGACAGATATATGTTCGGATTGTGGAAGAACGGAAGCATTGGAAGATTTTTATAAAGAAAAGTGGACTGGTAAAATATATTGGGAGGAAAAATGAAAGAAAAAATGTATTATGCAGATGTAAGAATAGAGTTTGGTATGAGTTTTGATGCTAAAAATAAAAAGGAAGCCATAGAGTTCCTTAAGGATAATTTTAAAGACGATTATGGTATTGATTTGAGAGAAGATGAAATTATAAAACTAGAGGAGGTAAAATGAAAGTGAAAGACTATAGAGAAAAGAATAGGCAGATACACATTCCAATAAGCGAATATGATATTGAGATATTTGAAGACCTAGTAAATAAAAGAACAAATCACATTGATTGGACATTTGAAACTGATGATGGAGAGCCAATTAATTTAAAGTTTGTAAGAGACTATGAGGAAGAAGAGTGAAAAAGATGGACAGATGGTTAAATGTATTATGGGAGATTGGTCAATATACTAAAGTGATGACCAAATCTGAAATAAGAGCATTGCATGAAATACGAGTTTTTGTATTTAAAGAAAAGGAAAAGGAGAAAAATAAAATGAAAAGACCAAAATTAAGTGAAGGTGAAATAGACACAATAATCTCACTTGTTGATGATTTATACTGGGAATGGGATAGATTATCATCTTCTGGACAAGAAACATTAGAAAAAATAGGAAAACTTTTAGACATAGAACCAGAGGAGGAAAAATGAAACCGATTGAAATAAATGAAGATTGTAAGTTTTTAAAAGATTGTACTGAAAATCCAAATATGGCTATGTACAACCTAATAACATCAAAAGGAGCTCTTCAGCTATGGTGTAAAGGAATAAAGCCTAATATGAACTGGAGGCTTAAAGATGTAAAGAAATACTTCGGAGTAACTGGTAATGCTGAAAAAATCAAGGTTGCCTTAGAAACAATATATGGATTAATGTCTAAAAAGGGTAATAATTACCCTAAAAAAGGAGAATAATGGAATCATTTATAACATTTATGGCTATGATGGTGGCAATTTCACTGATTGGGTCATTTTTTGAAAAATAAAGGAGAGTAAATGGAGTTTATAATATTTTTAGCACTTTTAACACTTATGGTATTAGTAATTAACATATTCAACGAATAAAGGAGAAAAATGAAGAAGATATTAGTTAAATACACAGCAGAAATTGATAATGATGAATATTATCGGTATTGCAAGAAGAATATGATTGGAGATAGGGATTTTCACATCATACTTCAAGGACTTGCAAAAAACGAAGGCTTGAAAGCAATTAGAATAAAAATGCAGGAGGAATGAAATGGCTTATTTTAGTAATAGAGAGTTTAATATGAGCAAAAACCTACACAAACACCAAACTGCGATTGAGGAGATTATTCACGCAATTGAGGTTTGCAAAAGAAACGGAAATAAATGGAACTGTGTGGAAGAAATAGAAGAAATACTGAAGGAGTATAGGTTAAAATGAACAAAAAACAAAAACGAAGGATATTGCAATATATCAAGAAGGCAAGCAAGGTGGATAAAGGTAGGAATAAATACCCTGCAATGACAAATACTTACGGATATGTTGCAAAGCCAAAAGGTGATGGAAAAATAAGAGATAAACATTACAATATAATGAAACCAGATAAAGCAAACAGGAGAAGTAAAAAATGAAAGAGTTAATAAGAGAAGCATTATATAAATTCATTGATTATTATACTGAAGATAAATTTGCAAGAGTTGATTTGCAGATAATAGCCGATAAGTTTATTGAAGAACATATTAAAGATATAAGCAACTAAAAGGAGAAAAATGATGACTGAAGCAATGTTTGACCTATTATATGTAACAGACTCAACAATTACCATTATATTAAAGCTTATGGTGATTATGCTAATTTTTAAACTAATAATAAGCAGAAAAAACTGCATTAAGGAGCTAAACAAATGACTGCAATATCAAAAGCACTAGAAGACATAAAAAAACACTATTACATGGATGAACTAGAAAACCTTGTTGTTCAGTATGGAAAAGAAACAGTATTAACCTTTAAATCAAACGGAAGAAACTTTAAAATGATAGTTTCTCTTGAAGATGCTAAAGAGGAAGGTGAGAGTGGAATATTGTAGTGAGAAAAGTGTGAGAATAAGAAGGAAGTAATAAAAATAATAAAAAATAACTTGACTATATTATGATATATAAAATAATATTAAGGTTATAGAGGCAAAGGAGAGCTTAAATTATGAATGAGAAAATGAAATCATATTTGATTAAAGACATACCAAGCTCTTGCTGGAGAGACTTTAGAATTAAGCTCCTGCAAGATGGTTTTGATACATACAACCAAGCGATGTTACATTTAATCAAAAAGTATGCAAACAACGAACTGGGAGATTAATGAAGTCACCAATTAATTTTGAAAAGATATATGAGGATTATATCGACAAGGAGAATGAGATTAATCGTCAAGAGCGATATGAGGGTAAGGAAAGCTTTTATAGAGCCAGTAGCAGTGGTTTTTGCTCACGAAAGATATATTATGAGTCTGTTCTTAAAGTAGAACCTACAAATCCAACCGAACCAAAAGGAAAAAGAATAATGAGACTTGGAACTGTGGTTCATGAGGATTTACAGAACGCACTCGTATATTATAATAATATTATTAATAAAGAAATTAATAATAAAGAAACTATTAAGAACAAAGAAAAAGAAAATAAAAATAAAGAAAAAGAAAAGTTCCATATTGAAAAAGAAGTTGAGATTAAAGAATTGAATGTTAGAGGTCATTATGACTGCGTATTTGAAGGAGATAAAGTTTACTTATTTGATTTCAAGACAATTGCTAGTTGGTCTTATTCAAAAAAGTTTGGACATAAAAAAGACTTTGACCCTTCAATTCATCAGGAGCTTCAACTTGGTACTTATGGCTATGCTGTAAAGGAAGAGTTTGGAAAGATTGATGGTATGTATCTTATTTACTACAACAAAGATAATTCAATGATGAATGCAATGGAAGTACCAACGACTTATACATCAAGAGCATTTAATTTCTGGTATAATATCAATGAAGAACATAAAAGAGGATTGCCAGATTTTAAGAAAGGGGTATCACCAGTTCAAGATTGGAATTGTAGTTACTGTCCTTACTTAGACCACTGTAATCCACCAAATAGAAAAAGGAGATAAGAATGAAAATAAAGGTTGAAGACACAGACTATACATACCCAAAAATGTATATGAAAACATCTGTCCGTGGTAATAAATATTCAATACGATTTGAGTCTCTTAATGCGAAAGGGTTAAAATATGATTGGGATATAAGGCCTTGGGGGCATTTAAGTAAAAAACAAGCAGAAAGATTAATTAACGATATAAAAAAATCTTTATGGCAATTGCGTTAATAAAAAGGAGATAAGAAATGAGCCTATTTGAAAAGTTAAATAAAATAGATGTCAATAAACATAAAAAGAAGAAAGGTCAGTTTGATTACTTGAGTTGGCCTTTAGCAATCCAAGAGCTATTAAAGGTTTGTCCTGATGCTACTTGGGAGGTGCATGAATATTCAAACGAAGATGGATTGGTTGCACCTTATATGACAACAAATGCAGGTTGCTTTGTTAGGGTGTCCGTTACTTGTGAAGATGTTACCAGAAGTCAGGTGCATCCAGTTACAGATAATAGAAATCAAACAATAGCACAACCAACTGCACAAGACATTAATACATCAATACAAAGATGTTTAGCTAAAGCCATTGCATTGCATGGTCTTGGGTTATATATCTTTGCAGGTGAGGATTTACCTGAGCCTGATGCATTAAATAGCAAGCAAAGAGGCGAGCTACTGGCGGTTGTTAAGAAACTTGACAATAAGTCGCTAGAAAGCGATATTTTGCGTAAAATGGATAACTTACAGATTAATGTGAGAAACTTTGACGCATCTATCGAGAAACTAAACGAAATGAAAAAAGATAAGGAGAAGAAGTAATGGCGAAAGTAACAGATGACTTGTTTGATAAAGCAGTAAATGAAACAAGCTTTGCGATTCCAACAGAAGGAAAAGCAAAATCAGAAAGAAAAGGTAAAAAACATCCTTTGGTTGCAGGAGATTATCTTGGACATATTGTTCAAGTGAATAGCAAGGTTGTGGATGTTAAAGGGGGAGAGTTTAAAGCAAGAGTATATGATTACTTTGTTGAGGTTGCTCCTGAGAATAAAGAAAATACATACACATACACAGAGTACGACACAGATAATACTGTGAGTTGTGATGGCTCAAGTTATTCTGGTTATAAATTTAAAGGTTCTACTTTTAAATATTTAGAGCCAGGAAAAGATGATAAGTTTAAATCAAGGTCAGAGTTTAATAAATATTATCTTTGGTTTTGTGAGGCCTGTGGTATTGAATGTAAGAGCATAACAACAGAGATAGATGGCAAGGATGTTGAGGTTAAAGAGCTCCCTGTTATTGATATGGAGGCTCTCGTTGGAACACCTGTGAGTGCAGTTGTTGGAAAAGGTAAAACTTGGACAGATAGTGAAGGTAGAGAAAGAACTCCTTGGGTGTGCAAGTTTGTAAGACCTTGGAAAGATGGGAAAAAGAAGGAGATGAGTGATGAAATACCGTTCTAGGATTAATAGTTTCAAATCCGTAATGATGAAGGGTGCATATTTTCTAGGCATGAAGCCTAAGAAGATTGCAAACAGGTTTAATGTGTCTTTAGCTAGTGTCTATAGACATATTAAATAATAAATTGGGAGAGTTCAGTGACCGTGAGGCTCTGACTGTAGCTGGGCGTTTTCGTGGTTCTCAGCAACCACTCCTTTCCGCCTTGAATCACAGGATTTGCTCTCCCAAAAAATTAACACCAGAAGAAAGGCTTAGGAGATATGTTGAACTTAAATACGGTAAACTAAATGTTAAGAAGAAACAAAAAATCGTCGAAAAGAAATCTTAAGCCTTTCAGAAGGTTTGATGAGGTTAGCATGAAGAGTAATATCTCTTTTTATGAGTGGTTTATTTTTATACTATCGTTTGGACAACTTTGTTTTTTGATATATTTAATGATAAGATTTTTTATATAAGGAGAAAGATGATGAGAAAGATAATAATATGTTTTTTAGCTATAGGGTTTATGTTTGGGCAAATTACAAAGATAGAGACCGATTATGGAGATTCAACTATAGTTAATGGGTTTTACAAAAATGGGAGCTTAAAATTTGAGGGAACTAAAATCAAGAGATTTAAACACGGTAAATGGTATTATTATGATGAAAAAGGCTTTCTGATTAAAGTAGAGAAGTATCATCATGGGAGAAAAGTAAACTAATGGATTGGAATGAAACTATAATATATAAAGAACTCCATTTTGTTTATATTGTAAATGGTCATAAATTTCTTACCGAAGAGGAAGCTAGGAAATATATAGAGGAACAAAAGAATGCCAAATAAAAAAGCCAAACAAAGAAAATGGGATAAAAGAGAAAGGAGAGAGAAAATTAAAAGATGGAAAAGAGAGCAAAAAAGAAAAAAGAAGGAGATGAGAAATGGGTAAGATGAAGAATCATATATATGGATGGTTAGAGGATTATGGATTTGATTTAGGCTATGATATGACAAACACTCCTTATCTGGAGGATTTTGAGTGGGTTGCAAATGATAGTGTTGATGCACAGACATATTGGAAAACAAAAACAATAGGAGAATAATAATGGGAAGAGCAATAGAGGTAGATAAAAGGCTTGATTCTTTAGAATTTAAAGTTAATGAGCTTTTTTTAATACTAGAGGAGTTGAGTAAAACAAACACAACACAGGAGCATATAGATTTACATGAAACAGAAAAAAAAGAAGCCAACGATGAACCAAGTGGAGACAGTGGTAAACAGTCTGATAGTGGAAAATCAAAATCTAAGGCTAAATCTGGAGGCAGTACAAAGAGTTCTAAGTAGTTATATAGAATTTAAAAAAGACGAAAAGAAGTTTAAACAATACATAGAGGAAAAAAATGGAAAAGAAAATAACAGAAATAGTGATGCAAGTTCTAAAAAGAAATAACTGGGGCGTTTATTTTAGAGGGCAAGCATTACAAGAACTCCCTGTAAGTGGAGAAGCATCTATGTACAGGGTAAACAGCGTGCGTGACGAATCAATAAGGGATGCAATATCGGAGGAGCTCAGTAGTATAGTAGACAACATCAACAGTGAAGGAGAGACCGAATGGCATCAAAAGGAGAACAAAAGTTTAAACGAGACATAGAGAATGGTTCGCACCTAGAGTATGTTCGCAAGATGAAGGTATTTTATGAAGGGCTGTTTAGTGACCTAAGCTCTAAAATAGGTCAAGAATCAGAAGAGAAAGTAGTAGTGACAGAAAAAATGCTACACAAAATAGAAGAACGTTTGTCTGAGTTCGAGAAAGAAGAGAAAGAAATAATACATAGTTGCAGGAGACTAATCGGAGAAGTAGAAGGAATTACTGCTTAAGCTCCTGCCTTAATAGAAAAGGAGAAAAAATGAACACATTTGTTCCATTTGACACCAACTTAGAAAACGGTGTCTTGGGAGCATTGATTCTAACTCCTGAAGTGTACCCTAAAATAAGAGATTTTTTATCCACTGATGAAGTCTTTCATCAAAAGAAATCTCGTATGCTTTGGAAGAAACTAAAATCAATGCTTGATAGAGAAGAATTTATTGACTTAAATACAGTAACAGCAACCCTAACAGATGAAGATGTGAATAAAGGGTTGAATCATATATATGTTGTTGATTGCACAATGGCTACAGGAGTTTCAAGCTCCGCACCTGCTTATGCAAGAAAACTATATGAGAAATATCTTCTTAGAAAGGTTGTTGAAGAAACCCAAAAGATACAAGATTCAGCAATGGATAATAGCAATGAGACCTATGATTGTATTGTTAGTGCTCATACATTATTTGCAGAGCTTATTGACCTTAATCCAGGCAAAGAAAAACAATCCATTGATTCATTATTATATGATGCAGTTGAAGATATCCAAAACAAGGAAAGCAATCTAATAAAGACAGGATATGAAGCTGTTGATAAGTTTGCTGGTGGGTTAACAAGAGGTGAGATTACAATCATTGGAGGGAGGCCAGGACATGGAAAAACCACAATGATGATTAACTTACTTGCAAGCCTAATAGAAAGCGGTCATAAAGTAGCCTTGTTTAACCGAGAATTGCCTAATGTAGAGGTTATTAAGAAGCTTATGTGTCTGGAGTCGAAGAAGCTATCATATTCGCTTATAAGGCAAGGAATACATAGTCAAGAATCTTTGGCGTATGTGAAAACCGTCAAAGAATTAATCAAAAATAAATATAATGAAGATAAATTTATGATGTTTGACAACATTAGAGACTTTGCAAAAACAGCATCAGAGGTTAAGAAATTCAAGCCTGATGTTATTATGGATGATTATATTCAGCTTGTTGCTCCTGATGGTAAAATACCTGAGAGAAGATTGCAACTTGAGAAGCTTGTTAATGATTATAAATGGCTTTCAAAGCAGATGAAATGTGCTGTAATATTAGCATCACAGCTTAATCGCTCTATTGAGTCAAGATATAAGAATGTCAGGCCTCAGCTATCAGACCTTGCAGAAAGTGGTGCAATTGAGCAGGTGGCTGAGAATGTATTCTTTGTTTATTATGATTATAAAATAAATGGAGAAGATGGAAAAGGAAAGAACATCATCACGTTCGTTGCCAAGAAAGTTAGATATGGAGAGACTGGAGAGTCTGATATGGGGTACAATGGTGATAAATGCAAGATATATGATAATTATGATGAGTTTATTAACTCAATCAAAAGAAAGGAGATGATGGATGAAAAAGAACTCCCATTTTAAGTATATAGGAATCGACCCAGGAAAGTCTGGGGGAATAACAGTAATTGAAAATGGGTCTATCAAGACCTATAAATGCCCTCAGCGAACAGAAGACATGTCGACATTATTTTCTCTGCTTGTTGGGAGTACTTCCTCCTATGATGTTAAGCTGTTAATGGAGAGGGTGTGGGCAAGACCAAATAACGCAGTAAGGTCAGCATTTGCGTATGGAGTTAATTATGGACAATGGATGGGCATTGTGGCCTGTCATGAGATTCCACTGCAAACCTGCCTTCCAAATGAATGGATTAAATATTATGGGTGCAGTAAAGACCTTGAATACCAAGAAAGAAAAAGATGGCTTAAAGATAAAGCCAAGTCCTTATATCCGAATTTGAATGTTACTTTAATGACAGCAGATTCAATATTGATTGCTGACTATGCAAAAAAGGAACATTTTAAGGATAGGGATTGATTACATTAAAAAAAATAATAGAAACCTGCGGAAAAGCAGAAATATATAAAGGAGATAGATGGATGCCAGTAACAGAAGAAGTGCAACAAAAGTTTGATTTGGATTTAGAGTTTGGAAGATTGGGAGAGGATTTTGTTGAAGCCTTCCAGAGTGAGAATACAAAGATTGAAGTTAAAACAGAAAGAGATATGTGGAAGACAACAGGCAATATTGCAATTGAGATTAGATGTAATGGGAAGTTGTCAGGTTTATCTGTAACAGAAGCTGAGACTTGGATTCACTTATTAAGCTATAATAATAAGATTGAAGGTGGCTTTATATTTAATACAGGATATTTAAAGGATAGAATCGGTGAATTGCATAAGAATAAAGAGGTTAAGGTTATAATGGGGGGAGATAATAAGCTATCTCAAATGGTTCTTGTTCCAATTGAAAAGTTATTTAAGGTTGACTGATGAATAAACAGAGTATTTATTCCAATATTTTCTATTGTTTATTACTTTTTCGTAGCTAGCTTTTAATTTTTTATAATCTTTAACAGCTTGTCTAAATTCATAGCTTCCTTTATCTCCAAATTTTTCTTGGATAAATCTTAAAAAGTCAGCTTTTTTAGACAAGACAACGCCTTTAGGTGTTTCTGCTGACAAGTTCCCAGGCTCCATTGTTCTAAGTGAGCTGTTCAAGGCCTTCTTAGCATTTTTATGCTTCCAAGCTAGAGTGGTTTTCCCTTCCATTCTTTCTAATTCTGTTATAATGTAGTTATAAGCAGCATAATATGCTTTTGCAATTTTCTCTTCATTCCCAACATAAATTGCTTCTTTTAAATCTTTATAATAGACTTGTCTCTTTGAGAACTCTTGTTCTGAAGACATTTTAAATTCACCTCTTCTGTCAATATAAAATTGTCTTTCCCAGTTATTAATTTTACGAGCATTAGCATATTCTTTTGAAAGAGTAGTTTTTCTCATCGTATCGTATTGATTAAAAACAACTACAGTTTCAAGAGCTGTGTTGTTTATGAATTTTGAAAGAGATTGGTCCCCTGAAAACCATTTATAAAAATTGCTTCCAGCACTCATTAAATTTCTATGTATAACTGGTTGAGATAATGATTGAAACATACCCTTATCATACGGGCTAATAGTCTCTCCAAATAAACCTAAAAACTCTGACCTCCATAAATACATTGATGCCTTATCAAGTTCAGTGCTTGCAGACTTTGGAGGTTCAGTTTGAAATAAATATTTGTATAATCCATACAATCCTATACCTGCAAAATAATGCCCTAATGTAGCCCTTGCAAGAGGTGCAAAATTTCCATATTGAATTGCTGGTTTGAAATAGTTTTTAGCAGAATCATATGTTGTTGCGTATGCCATTCTTTGGAATAAAGTAAAAGGTTTTGCTATAGATGATGATGCCCATAAAGGCAACCTCCATGCTGATGTTCCCCCTTGTGTTGAAAAATGAGACATTTGCTCAACGTGCTTAATAATATCTTCAAGTCTTTTTTGATTTTTAGGAAGACTTAAGTCTGCAGTTTCAAGCATTAATCTCTCTTTTTTAGGTATTTGCCAAACATCCTTCATCATCCTTCTAACATCTCGCTTTCTAAAACCTGAAAAAAGACCAGGTCTATTTCTTAGCACATCTAATTTAGTTCTAAATGCTAATTTCCCAGCTTCCATTGCAACAATTCTATTCATATTCTCTGTTGAGGTCATTAAGTTAAACTTAAACAATTTCTCCATTATACTTCCTGGAGTTTTTCCGAGTTCTAAAGTATCAGGGGCGTAATTTAGTATTCCTTTTTCTTTTGCTTCTTTCCAAGCCCTAGGAGAAAATACTTTTGCCATTCCTCTCATAGTGTTAATAGGGCCAAAAGTAGCAACATTACGAGGCATTCCAATTAATAAGTTTTTAATACCTGAAGTTGGAGAAGATAAACCAATCGCTGCAGAAGTATGAGCAACACCTGCAAATAAATCCGATATACCTTTACCAACTACTTCAGTTTTTTCAGCTCCTATTAATCTTTGAATTCCTTTTAAAGCATATGCAGAAGCATATGTGTCTTTTATTCCAAGTCTTGTAATAGCCTCTACTGTACTACCAGCTCCAAATTTTCCACCAAGGTCTGTAAATTCAGGAAAATGCCTTACTGTTGAAATGCTTTTACCCATACCTTCGGTATATTTTTCAGCACTTTTTCTTTTAGTATGCTCGTAAGTTCTAATTACTTTAAATTTTCCATTTGCATCTTTAACTTGAATAAACTCATCTAATAAAGGCCCTCTTTCCATTAAAAATGTATTACGAGCTACTTTATTTTCTTTAATTGATTGATAGTAATAAGATTTATATATATCAGGCTCAAACTCTATTTCGTATTTTTCTTTTAATTTTGCATATTCAGCATCATATTTCTCTGTTCCTTTTTTATACTTTTTAGATGCTTGTTTCCTTGCAAACTTGGAGGCTTTAGCAGAAACTTTTTCTTTTATAGCCTTTTCAATAGCTCCAGACTGAATGCCATGTTTTATCAAGTCTTTGGTAGCAACCCTTGAAAAATATCCAGTCACATGTTTTTCATTATGCTCTTGTAAAAACTTTTCAAATTCTGCAGGGTTTAAATTTTTCTTAGCAGCAGTCTCCCTTAGTCTCCACATTTTCTTGCTATATCTATCCCAAATTCTTTTTGCTCTATATTCGGGAGATTTTTTGTCGAATAACATATTTTCTAAAAATTGAATTTTATCTTTAGATAAAGAATGCTTACTGTCTATCCACCATTCAGGCTTTTGGTGCTTTTCGTTAATTACAAACTTTTTCTTTTTACTATCAAGCTTGTATCCAGACTGTTTAATCCTATGGAGTGCTCTTTCTCCGTCAAATAAATCCCAATAACTAAGTTCTTTTTTACCATACCTAGGTCGTAAAATCTCACTCATTAAATCTATTGCATCTCTCCCTCTTCCTCTAAGACGATTAAAATCTCTTTCCCATGCAAATCCAGAATCAGCCACTTTACCTAAGTTAAACTTTCTTAAAACCTCATACACTGGAAGAAAACTATTAATAAGTTTTTGTTGCCAAGTAACATTCCCTTCCATTCCTGCAAAAGAATCTATCCCTGTAAAACGCTCAGTTTTTGTAGCTCCTTCCTTTACCACTTGTTGATATAATTTTTTACTTTTTGGAGTTAACGAGCCTAAGCTTCCATCTAAAGAGCCTAATGATTTAGCAATTCCTTGCGAAGTAATTGTATTGATTCCATACTCCAAATTTAAATCTTCAAGCCTATTGTTTATCTTCTTTTTATTTAACTTAATTTCACGAAGTTCGTCAGCCCACTGCTTAACTTGACCTAAAGAAACCTTGCCTTCTTTAATCCAACCTTTTTGAGTTCCTTCTTTTGGAATATTATAACTCTCTCTCAATGCATCCATATCAGCTTTTTTCATACCATAGGTTGAATATTTATTTAATATTTCTTTTTCAAAAGGTTTTCCTATTTTACCATACTCTGCCTGGACAACCTTACTATCAGTTTGATAATGAGTTTCAAGTTGATTTACAAAGTTTTTAACTCTCCTGTCGAGAGGGAAATCCCCTTTTACAACTTTACGAGATAATAAATAAGCGACATCTTCTGGCTTAGATAAGCCTAAAACATCTTTTAAGCGAAGAACTAATTCTTTTATCCAGTTTTTTGCCCTTGTTGTAAGTGCTACATTTTTAACTTTACCTGGAATTTGCTCAGGAATCAACCTCCCTATAGCGTCTACAAGCTCTTCTTTCTGAGCTTCTCTAAATTTAAAATCTCCCTTTGCTCCTTTTTCATAGTTTTCTCTTTTTATATCTCTTGCAAAAGTTTTAATTCCTCTTTCTATATGAGATTTATCTCTGGCTGTTCCAAATTTTTCTAAAATATCAATAACTGGGTGTGTGAGTTCATGTGGAAGAGTGTCAGGTTTAACCTTTCCCTTTGAAACTTGAACAGTAAATGTTTCTATTTGACCTAAAATTCTTTTGCCATTATTCTTACCAAGTTTTTGGCCTAGTAGAATTTCAAAGTCATCATATTTAGGATTTTTTCTAAAGAACTGTTTTTGAGTTTCTACAAGTTCTTGCGTTGCCTCAAGCTTTTCTTTTAACTCAGCAAGTTGACGTTTAGTTGCAGGGGATTTTTTTGCTGGAACGACACCTTCTCTTGCGTCTAATATTTTCATCAACGCAGCATGTGTATCTTCTATTAAAGTGGCACGATTAACATCCTTACCATATATTGATTGTATTGTAGTTCTTTCATGTCCTAACATGTTATTTATAAGTCTTGTCTCTGTAGCAGTTAAATTTGCTTTTGTGCCAAAAAACATTTCCTGTTGAAGCATGTCCCTAAAATCATCAAAAACAGCCTTATCATAACCCGTTTTAATTTTAGCATTAACTGCCTTTCTCACTTGGTCTTTAAACTTGTCTCCTAAAAGAACTTCGTTTGACTTTAATTTATATTTATCTATAAAACTTTTAACTGACTTTGCAAGTTTATTAGATATTGGAATTGTTCGAGGCTCTCCTTGCTTGTCAGTAACTTTTCTCATTTCAATAACATTAATAGCGTCCTTAGATGTGTCAATTCCTTTTGATATTTTACCATTTTTTAAATGAACAAAATCTTTAACAGATATTCCTGAGCGAGGAACATTTACAGGGTCCACTGTAAAAAATTCTTGATTTCTTATTCCAACCTCATTTCCAATTTCAAGCATAAGCTTAGCTCTGTCGTTAACAGGCTTATTGTTTTTAGCTTTACTTAAATCGGAAACAAATTTATTTATTTTTTTTACAAAACTTTCTGGTGAAGGTAATTCCTTTTTTCTTAATTTTACTTGTTTATTATAGGCATTAAACACCGAATTTAGCCACGCTGCAGGATTATCAGGAGCATTAAAACCTTGCTTTGATGATGTCCAGTTATAAAGATTCCTTAAAGGAGAGACAGTGTCAGGTCTTAGGTCTTTTATTTTTTTACCTTTTGATTCAAAATATAATCTAATATCTTCAGGACCAACATCATAAAAATCTATTTTTTTATCTTTTAAGTATTGAATGTAGTCTTTTAATTTAGCCCCATAGCTTTTTATTGTCCCTGTTGCCACATCGCCTTTTTTAGCTTTTATTTGTTTTAAGGATTGTTCAACTGAAGTTTGCAATAAAGGGTCTTCATTAATTTTAGAAATTTCATTTAATCTTTTTTGAATAAGGTCTTTAGTAGTTCCTTTAGGCCATTTCGTAGCCACGGTTTCGCCTGTACCCCTATAAAATCTTTCTAATTTTTCTTTAGATATGCCTAACTTCCTTCCTTTAAAAGGCTCTCTTATCATTCCTACGCCTTCTTCAACTATTGGGAGAAGTTCTTCTTTCATTTTTTTCAATGGGGCTTGAGCCAACTTTTCAGCTTTAATCTGTTCTGCCTCAGCTTGCTTGAAAATTCTTTCTATAATTCTTTCTTTTTTAGAAGGTTCTGATAAAGCTTTAACAGGGACTTCTATACCATATTTCTTTGCCTCTTTTTTTATTGCTTTGTCAGACATTTCTACTTTAGCTTCTGATAAACTAAATCCGTCTATTAAATATTCTTCAGGAGCTTTTGCTGCCTTAACTTTACCATCAACCCATTCATACTTGTTAAATTCTCCGCTAGTCCATTCTTTAAGTGCGGTAGCTTCACTTAATAGTTGTTCTTGTGCAGAAGTTTTATTACTTTTACCTTCAAGTTCTTGTTTGATAGCTTCTAAGTTATTATTTAGTTTCTTTATTAATACTGGATTGTCTTCAATTTTCCTTGCATCACCAGATTCAAATGCTTTACGTATATAATCAGCATCTTTTTGCAATTGCTTCAATCTTCCTTGCGTTTCAGCTATCTCAACATCAAACCCAGCTTTTTGAGCTGCAACCTCAGCAAGCCCTTCTCCATTTGTTTTTTCATTGACAGTCTTTTCAAGACCATCCATAGCATCTTTTTCAGCTTGCTTTCTTCTTACATACTCTTTTTCAGTATCTTTCCAAAAATCTTTACCTTTTTTCCAAAACTTTCCACCAGCCTCAGCTCCTCTCTCAACCCCTTTACCTAATCCTTTATGAACTAATTTTAATCCAGAGAACAATCCAACATTACGTGCAAATGTTCTTAGTATTGAATCTGCATCTAAATCTTCTCCTGATGCTAATTTATGACCAAGTTCACTTATAGAGAATACTGATGACTCTGCTGCAATCTGGCCAGGCATTCCATATATTCCATAAGCTCTAATTTTATCAAAGCCAACAGGGTTCCCTTTTGTTTGTGCTAATATCTGGGCTTGCTTTGCCCCCATACCGCCACCAATACCTCCAGTAAGGGCTCCCATAACACCACCATGAAAAACTCCTTTAGCAATAGCAGGAAACACATCCTCGCCATTCAACCGAGCCTGAACACCGCCAACAGCCCCTTCATATAATGCTAACGCAGGAGCTTGTCTGGTTGCTCCAATTAACGCACTTTTAACTTTTGAATTTGATAAAACTTTAGCGATGGCTTGTTGTGAAATATCTTTTGCTGCCTCACCAGTTAATCCTTTTTTAACGCCAGCTTTTGAAGCTTCTTTTAAGGCATTACCAAAAAGCCCGTTTTTGACAGCTGTACCAGCAATAGCTCTTCCTGCAAGAGAACCCGCACCAAGTGTTAATAAATCAAGAGGCATAAAGAAAGATATAAGGCTAGCCCCGATATCCTGCAATAATGTAAAATCCTCTTCATCAACATTATATCTTTGGTCGCCTGATATTAATTGTTCAGTCATTCCTCCCAATGAACGATTATAACCAGCCTTCATCCAGTCATAAGAATCTTCATTGACAAACCAATCTGCCGCCCTTGCAAAGAACCCTAAATCTTGTTGCGGTCTTGCACTTAATCCTTGAGACGTTCTGATTTGTTTATCTTTTTCTTTCCAAATTGCGCTTTCGGGGATTTGATTTTTTCTACTTAAAATAGAATAAAGCTGTTCATCATTAAACATATTATATGTTGATGGGCCTGTTTGTCTGGCTTTATTTAGAAAACTTGCTGTTTGTTGTGGTATTGGCATTTAATAATATTTATTTTCTCACACCTTGACGACCAGTTCCACCTAATATTGGTTCACGCTTTGGAAGCTTTGTTAACTCACCGAGAATTCCAACATTATAACCCTCTGAGTTAAGTTGCGAAAGAATATCTCTCCTTAATTCTTTTACTTTATTAATAGCTTTAGCGTTATTTGGAGAATTTTTATAAATTTGTTTTAGCTTGTTACTATAGTCGGTATATTTTTTATGCAAATTATTTATTTTGGCTGAAGGAGGTTTTATTTTTGACTCTTCTGCATGTATAATTTTTCTTTCAAAGCCTGGCAAACCAAGTTCTTTATCTATTTCGTCTTTCACAACAACTACTTTTGATGCTTGACCTGCTTTAGGTCTTTCAACGCCTTCTGGTAAAGCGTCTTCAGTGGTAATTATAGTAGATTGTGAAGTTTCTTCACCAGTTTGATTAATAATATCTGCATTTATTTTAAAATCATTTTTAGAGAAATCAGCCCAACTACCTTCAAACCCATAAGCTTCAGGAACTTTTTCAAAAGATTCATCTCTATACATTAAATCCTGATAAGCAGCTCCTGTTATGCTACTATTTAATTTTTTTAATTCTTTATATATCTCTGCTTGAGAAAGCCGCAGCATAACCTCATCCCCTGGCTGTAGTTTTGTATACCCTTCTTCATCACCACCACCAATTAAATCTTGGTTAATATATTGCGCATATAAAAGATTACTAAGTGAGCCAGTGCTAGAAGCTCTACCTAAAGCATCAAATTGCTCTTTTAATGCTTTAAATTGCTTAATATCTGTATCAGCTAAATTGTCTGCCAAACCTTGTCTTCTATTTTCAAATGCTTTTAAGTCCTCATAATTCCCCGTACTTATTCCACTAGAATAAAGATTATATTCAGTTTCATCAATCTTATCGTCTGCTCTCCAGTTATCTAATATTGACTTCATATATGATTGCGATGTAACCATATCATTCATCATGTACGGGTCAATCCTATCTCCATGTTTCCCATACCAATTTCTTAAATCATAAGAATAAGTTTGCATCATTTTTTTAAAATTAGCTTCTTCTTCTAATCTAAATTGTTTTTCGTCTTTTCCTCCACGAATTTCTGCTCTTTGTTCTTCAGTTGTACCTTCTTTATTGTAATCATACATCATCTGAACCCAATCTGCAACACCTTTATGTTTATCAATCATTGACTGGTATTTCATATCAAAATCAGTGTTATTTGCCATTTGATTTTTTAATCTTTGCTCCATAAGATTAAACATATCCATGCTTTCTGCAGTTGCATCGCTTATTTTTTCTTCTTTAAATTTTGTAAGAGAGTCAAGCCTTTGTTGTAAAATATTGTTATCAGTTATTTTTTCAAAACCTTCGGTTAAAGTCGCTAAATATCTTTGATTGTATGCTTCACGTCTATCTCTATTAGCCTGAACTCTGCCTGCAATGTTGGAACCAATGCCCAATACTCTTTCAAGTGTATCCAATGCAGACGATTGCTGAATACCTTCTCTTCTTCCTCTATTCCAATATTCTTCAGCCATATAAATTTCCTATTTTAAGGGGTTGACATTAATTCTTGCCAGCCATATATTGTATCTAATACATCCTCAGTTGCACCAGCTCTCATTTTCATGATGTCACTAAGAATGTCTTCATATCCACCACGATATAATCTTTCAGCTCCTGATAATCCTGACTGTCTTGCTCCACTTCCTGCAAACCCACCAGTTGATACTCCACCTCTTGCTTTTCCAAGTTTCTCAACAAGAGATTCTCTTTGAGCTTCTTCATATGGATTATAATATGCTGATGTTGTTTTCTCAATCATCTCAGGAGTTAATGCTTTGACTTCACCTGCTCTTATTGGGTCTCCTGTATCTGGGTCAATCCCCCCAAGCTGAGATAATGTTGCTGCAAGGCTTTCAGGGTCAAATACATTTGTAAGATTTAATAGACTTTCAAATGAATTTTCAGGGTCAAAATACCCTGTACCCGATTCTTGTACAGAGTCTGTAAGAGCTTGAACATCCCAATCGATAGATGTTCCCTCATCTCCAAATAACACATTTACATCTTCACCAAGAAAAGGATTACTTGCAGTTCCAGAAAATCCGCTTTGAAGTTGGGAGGCTATATTAAAAGAATCAGCAGAAAAAACATTGCCAAGTGCTTGCATTATTTCTGGAGACATTCCTTGATATTGATATCCAGGCAAAGTGAAATCCCATGCATAGTCTTCAGACATAGATGGAGAAGCCCAAAAACCTTGTAAGTAGCCTAAAAAGTCTTGCTCGTTTATATATGGATTACTTCCATTTGGCATTCTAATATCCTCCTCTATATGGATTTCTAAATTGTGGTTGTGCATAAGGACTTGATGTGACCTTTGGAGTTGATAATGCTCCATATGCTGATGGACCCATAGCTCTTAAAAGAGCCAGCGCTATTGGGCTCTTCATAAATTCTTGCTTAGTAAGGCCTTGCATCCAGTCTGGCATTATAGATTTAAACATTTCTTCATCTAAAGCAATTGATGGCTTTCCAAGAGTTGCTTCAGCAATAGATTTAGGAAAACTCTTAGTTGGGATAATAGCTTCATCTAAAACATCATCACTATAATTTGATTTAGGGACAGGATTCATATCTCTCATATCTTGATATAAGGTATTAGACCAGTCTCCTTTTGGTGCACCAGGACCCCCCTTATAATCCATTGCCTTCATAATATCTCCAGAATCTTTTACAGGAATATCTTCCATAATTGTTTCTCCAGGAACTTTCTCTCGTGAAACAGGCATAATTAAAGATGCAAGAATATTTGACATTATATCGCCTTGCATCATTGCATCAAGTTGGTCTGAGAATACTTCTTCAGTTGCTGCAACATCTTCATATTGCTTTCTACCTTTCAATTTTTGCTTGAGTTCTTTTAATTTTTGTGTTGGCTTATATTTATCTCTTCTTGCTTTCTCAGCAATTCCAGCCCCAGCACCTGCACTTAATGCTCCTATGCCTGAAGCTAACCCTGCTCCCATCCCTGGAAATAAAAGATTAGCCCCCATTCCAAGCAATCCACCGAGAAGAGAGCCTCCAAGGCCAGCAAAACCCTTATCCTTCTTTGACTTTCTCTTCGCATCAGCAATTGCTTCATTAATTTCTTTGATTATATCTTTTTGATGTTGATATTGAGCAAACAAAGCATCGGCCTCTCTTGCTCCTTCTTTAACTCTACCCATTGGGTCACCAGAGGCTATTTTTGCTAAGTCATATATGTTTGCCATTTATCTCCCTTTTTTCCTTCTTAGTCTAACCAATAATTTAATACTAATAATTTAATTTTCATAATCGCTCAATTCTTCTAAAAATTTGCTCCAAAAAATATTGAGTTATCTGCTGCTGGTGCTAACGTATAATCAATGTAGGGGTCTCTACTTGTACCTGTATAATTTGTAAAATAAAGCCCATTTCTATTAGAGGTATATCCTGTTGGCTCTATATCCTTTAAATCATAATCATAATTAAGTAAGCATATATAAAGAATATTATCATCTCTCATATCGGCTAATGCTTGTGCGTTTAAAGCTATGTCATTATACCCAATTATGCTCCAAATTGATATTTCTGCTGAATACTTAGTAACATTACTTTCATTATCTCCACCACCACTTCCATCTGTTGTCGTGTTCCAGCCTGCTATTGAACCAAAATCTGCAGTTCCTAATGTCGCTATATCTGCATTAGATTTTACTGCAATTAGGTCGCCACCTCCATTAGAATAACCTCTAACTTTAAAAGTTGCAGAACTTACGTCTGTTGATATAGCTGATGTATCAAAAAAGAAGAAAGACCTATAAATGCTAAAAAGAGAACCACCGCCTCTTGAAGAGGTTTTATCTGCTCTTACTCCTGTATAATGCCCTGAAGAAGTAGACGATGCCGCTGTTCCTGTTGTACTGGCTCTTGCATTAGACCAGCTTGATTGATTAAACCTTGTAATATAGCCATCATTTGTATGTGCGTATATAGTAGGCATTACAACTCCACCTTTGGCATATGGTATACATTAGATATAAAATAGGTGTTATTGTCAGGTGATATTGATATGTCATCAAAACTAACCGAGTCAAAGCTGTGCTCATTTCTTTTATCTGTAAAGTTATTCCAATAAGTAACTTTAGCACCTGACTTAGTTTTAGATAATGCAAAGTTCTTAAAATTGCTCCAATTTTCATCACCATAAGTATCTATAAATATTCCATCATAAGTAGATAGACCACTAACAGTATTCCAATCACCTTCAATAATGGTAACATTAGATTTGCCTGATGCCCAGGTATTTAGCTTTTCAATTATTTGCGGATGTATTTCAACTATTGTATGAGAATTAACACCCTGAGCTTGAATATAATCAGAACATATCCCCATACCAAAACCTATCTCTAGAATATCTCCTTTGTTATGACATATAAATTCAGCACATTTTTCCATTATAGGAGATTCCCAAGACATCATTACCTCAGCCCCATCTTCATTCAATATTCTAGTATCTTCAAATGTTAATATCTCATTTTTAAAACTCATTATGGCGTCGTAAATCCTGCGTTTCCTACCCCAAAGCATCTTTGAGTGGTAGCATCCCAATAGAAACTAAAAACATCATAGCCTGAGTTTGTATATGTAGGGGCTGTTCCTCCAGGCCACATTACACCTGCAGTTGTAGCAGCGCTTTCATCTGATTCATAAGCCTTCCAATTAGTGACTGACCAACCTCCTGAAGACCTTGTATTTAATAGAAAATTACCCGAGACTGATGGGAATATAAGATTCATATTTGTAATTGATAATGCAGCAGGTTCTAAATAGTATTTATTTGAATGTCTAAAATCTATATCTGTATCATTTCCACCACCACCAATAACAACAGAAGCTCCTGCGGTAGCCTCAATCTGAGTAAATCCTATACAAGCATTATCTACATCTACTGTATTTCCATCAACTCCTGCTTCTGTAATCTGAAAAATCATATCATCACCTACTTTTAAGATAATATCACCTGATGCATCCAGTGTAAAATCGCCAGTAACTGAATATGTATTTGGAAGTCTGAATTTTTTGATTGTTGAAACAATCTTTTGAAGGTTATTCAAACTCTTTTCAAGGTCATCAAATGACTCTCCAACCTTGACTCCATTCCATTTGCCTGCTGCTTTGATATATAATTTCAATCCATCAGAAGTTCTTCTGAATGTTAAATCTCCATCATCTCCTTGAGAGTTTAAAGGTTTTCCTTTGCCAATGGTTGGTCTTGCAGATTTTCTTGCTTCATTAAGTCTGTCAATGCTTGTTCTTCTTATTGACATTATTTAACTCTTTTCATTCTATATACAATTGTTATATCATTAATTTCAAAATCAGGAGCTATAGAGCCTAAAATATAGTCAGAACCATTACCTACTGAATTAGTATATCCTTTATCAGTCCAACTAGAAGCTACTGTAGCAGTCAAAGCTCCTGCCTCACCCCCATCACCATCATATATAGAAATTCTTCTTGAATTATATCTACCATTATCTCCATATATATATATATTATAATTAACATATGCAGAATCAGTGGTGCTACTTGATGTCCCAACTAATTCAATTGTATTAGTACTCCCTCCAGTAGCTGTCCCATTAGTCAGTTCATTGCTTTTTATTTTTAATTGAATACTTTTAATATTGTTAATTGAAGATGATGGTTTTAATTCAGCAACTGCCCAAGCTCCAGATGAATTTTTAAATCCAGTCCCCTCCCCTGCAGTAAAAGTATCTTTATTGTAAGCAGTTATATCATAATTTGTACTTCTTGATGAACTAAAATCCGAAAATGATGAGCCTCCATCAGTTGCATATTGCATTTTTACCCCAGAATGTCCAGTACATTTGTATGTAACATAAACTTTATATATCTTCTTTCTAATTCCAGGAGAACCTAAATCAATATCTTTTGATAAATAAAAATCTTGACTACTAAATAACTGATGCCCCTTATCGTCATTATTCCATTTGAAAAAATTAAGTTCTGTATTTGACGCATCGTCAACATAACCAACAATTAAATCTCCATTTGAATCATTAATCATATTTGTATAATAATTATTATTACTGTAAGAATATGGAAATATTGCAACCATATGTGGACCTTGATAAGACTTTAAGTCTAAATCATAAATATACCATTTAGTTAATAACCCAGCAATAACAATAGGAGTATAAATGAGACGATTATTTTTTTTATCAAATGCAATCTTAGGGGCATTAAAATCAGTAGACCCTAAATCATATCCTTCATCCTCAACAAATACTGTTAAATTTTGTACTTGTTTACCATCAAAATACCATAACCCTGCTGCATTAATCCAAGCAATTCCATCATTTGTTTTTGTTACCTGAGATGGGAAAGAAATACCAGCATTGTTATACTCAGCTTCTAATACTTCTGATTCACCTGCAACATTGATGATGTATACTTTATTCTTTTTGAATTGTAATAATCTATCACCAAATGATTTAAGTGCAGTGATTGAATCTCCATCACCAACTGCAACGTCAATATAATTTGTCTCTGGAAATGTATCAAACTTGTTAACAGGAGTTCTTAACATTCTATCAGGATATGTTCTTCCTCCTTGTCTAATATTTCCAATATATGCTCGTCTTCCAACAACTTCAATTGCCTTATATTGAGCATCAATAATTGTTTCTTCTGTAAATAAATTCTCTGATAAATATGTATCAACTGGCTTGATTTTAATGCTTGTTCCAGTTGTTAATGTTGCAATTGCACTTGTTGCTGGCTGTTCAAGAATAAGTTCTGAATCATCAGCTGCAAATAATGTATATGTTCCTTTATTGAAATTAACATGAGAGAATAATCTCCATTCCTTTGATGCATCTCCATCAGTTACATCTCTCATATATATTTTGAATCCATTAATTCTTGCATTCCACGTTTTCTCGTCAACACCATGATTATATACACTTTTAATTACTGCTTTTTGAGCAACAGTCTTTCCAGTCCAATCAACTGTGGCTGTTGAGGTTAATTCTTCAACTTTATAAACTTGAAGATTATCTGCATGAGTAGCTGCTGCAGAGCCATTCCATCCTCTCCCTAAGACATTTGCCCCAGCTCCAGCCCCTAACCCTACTGTTAAATTATTTCCACTAACACTATCAATTTTTATTTGCTCAGACTCTATCATTATAACATCACCAGCGCTAAACACATCTCCATCATCAACAACTATAGTAGTTGCATCTGCAGCAACAGTACTTCCTAATGCATGCAGATTTGCTGCCCCTGTATCTTGTAATGCCGCTGTAATTTTATATCCTTGAGTTAATAATGATTCTTGAACTTCTTGGCCTGGACCATCATATGTGAATGACATTGCAAAGTTCCATTTTCTTTTTAAATCTTCATCAATTGCATCTTCACCAGGTCGTGTAATTGTACCTAATAATTGCTGAAGTTGGCCAGTATTATCTCCTGTATCTGCAGAAGCATATGATGCATGTTTAAAATAACATTGGTCATTATCATTTGCAGTCGCAAGGTAAACACCATTAAAGGACGCTACCCCTGTTTGCGCTGTAATAT